ACATAAGTTTTTCTACATATCCTCTGGACTTTTTGAAAAGTCCTGTTGTCGTTAACATAAGCGTAGTCAGATGAATTGTCCACGCATGTTCTGTTATCATTCCAGAATGTTCCAACTACCACATCACCCCAAGACCTAAAGAATGTGTAATTCCTGTCGTTCAACTGCAACTGTAAAGAATCAGAAACTGCTGATAGTAACTGGCCGTTTGCAAAGGCCGGTATGTTATTTTCAGTTCCAGATGAAACTGAAAAAGCAGTTATAGCCTGTGCGTCAGATGCTGAAACCCTGGATATTGCAATAGTAGCAAGTTTAACACCCATAGAGCCGGTAGATATACCATTTCTTATGAATAGTTGCGCTCCATCATTTCCGCCATCCTGACTAAGAACAGTTTGTATTCTCGGCGCTGTGTTTAGATTCTGATCAGGCAATGTTGATAAATCAGAAACAGCAGCAATATTCGGAGAATAAACAGCTTCAAAAGGCGCATCCTGAAAACAAGTTTCTACAGCTGTTTGCAATGTAGATATACTTCCAGATATATTTGCAGCAAGTCCGGTAGTTGTAGAAATATCACTTATGCCGATTTGGCGCAAAGTAGATTTAGCTGCAACTCTTTGCAATGTTACAACTTCGTTAAAAGATGACCTGTCAGCAACTGCGCAAATACCAACCCAGATATTCGAGCCCTTCGGGAATATTCTGAAAAATTCAGATATTTGATAATACCAAAGAGCGTGATTTGAAGCTGTTCCGGCAACAACATTCTGAACGATAGTATCAGTCATTGTTCCAACGATAGTCTTTGTGTAAACAGTTCCTGTATTAAGTGATATACCGGCAGACTTTGGAGCAACAATTGTAACAACACCAAGAGCAGAAGTTGCAGAGAATCCTGTCGAGTAAGTTAATGCGTTAATTGCATTTTTAACAGAAACTGCCAATAAAGTATCGGTAGAGTCGCCAGCAACTTGAGCGTAAGTGCAAAGAGTTACTGTCTTAAAACCAGTTGGATAAGTATCAGAAACAACTACTGGTATAGCTGCATAGATAGTTATCGTGTCGCCTGTCGATCCTTTAACTAATGTATGCGTAGATGTAGCGGCTGTGTTGTCAGAATATGGAACTATTCCGGCAGAAGTAGCATCTGCTGTAGAAAACAACTGCTGCGCCTTTATTGATGGCGATCCGGCATATGTAGCCCATTTTCCTGAAACAGATGGAGCATCACCGTAGAACAACATTCCACTTAGATGGTCCTGTCCCTGTATCGGACGGCCGCTATTGCCTTGCTTCTGAACAAGAGTTAAATTAGGAAATGACATTATAATTTATTTAGAAATTAAAGTTAGATTTACTTTTTTGGCTTACCAGCATCTACTACAGTAGCTGTTGGCGTTACAACTGTGGCCGATGGCGTTACAACTGCGGCAGGTGGTTCAACCATAGCAACTGATTGTGATTCTTTAAATTTCTTTAAAGCATCTATAACCTCAGGCGTAAGGCCAAGTTGAGCCAACGCTGTTGCTTTGTCGTTATCACTAAGTAGAGCAAGCTGCTGTGCAATATTGTTTCCTTCAACTTTTGGATTTGCATCCAGAACCTCTTTCCTTGTAAGAATTTCTACGATTTTAGTCAAAGGATCACCCTTTGCAATCTGCGTAGTCCTTTTGTCTACATTGAAAACAGAGTCAATTACTTCACGATGTGAATGTATTCCAGCACCATAAAGTTCAGGTGGATCTGTATCGTCTTTGCTTTTTTTCAAAAGAAAAGCATTGAAGTAGAAATTACCCATTATATCGAAGTAAACTTTCTTGTGCTCAGGATGCATTAAAAGAGTTTCCTGAAGAGATTTTGATATTGGCCTCATAATTTTAAACTTTTAAGTTGTTCTATCTATCAAAACCCGCTGTGTTATAGCGGGTTTTGTAAAAAAATCAAAGTTGGCTTTTTACTGTGTAATCAGTGTTGTTTTTTGAACCCAGGCCGTACCGTCACAGATAAAAGATATAAAACATCTGTTGCCGGAATTTGGCGAAATCTTAGTGGATTGTGCGCTTGCTAATACCCATTGTGTAGCGAGTCCGGAGTATCCAAGAAGTTTAACCCAGTGACTTGAACCAGAAGTGTTTTCTATAATTAGATTCAATGTACTGTACGACCAGGATGTGCCGGTATTTTTTATTGCTATAACGCAGCTATCGGTAAGAGTAAGAACATAAGTCTTATCATACGATGCTGGTATGATTGTTATCGTATCAGGAGTTGCTCCAGCAGTATCAGCTATATTAGCTTTGGCATACGTTAGAGTAGCACCTGTTTGATTTTGGTTTGGTGCAGTTCCGAACTGTGGCCGGCCTGGATATGTTCCTTGTGAAAATCCTGATAAGCAAAAAAGCAGTGCGAAAACAAGAAAGAAAGAGATTTGTTTCATAAAATTTTTTTAAGTTTTAAGTTTTTTTATCATCAAACCCCGCTACTAGAGCGGGGCAGATTTTGAACAACGAAATTATTCACCTGATTCTGCAGGTATAAATGATTCTGGTGTTAAGGTTGTGTAGATGGCTATCTCGTCAGAGTAACCATAGTTTACATCCCATTTCCACTTGCCTACTATACCATAAGTATCAGAAAGCGGCTGGATACGGTCAATCCTCAATTCCCAATCTTTTTCTGAGTTGCAACCCATCCAAAGATTTGATTTCTCCATATTGTCAGATGCCCTGGCGAACATGATAGTGTTGTCAGGCATACCTGAGCATCTTTCTATCCTGTAGCCTTTCCAACGATCCGGTATCGCTTGCGCCAAAGTTGCACCCTTAAAGTCAAAACCTGCACCAAGCTGAGTAAGATAGTAAAGATACGCTTTAGGGCCCATCATGAACTTCATATCCTCAAAACTATCTTTGTCGGATAGTAACGCTCCATGATTCACCCCAAGAATCAAATCCATCAATGCGTCAAGTGCCTGAGTTGTATTGCTCGCTGTTAAGGCAACTGCACCCGAAACTTTTTTAACAAGAGGATCACTTACGCATTTAGTGATGTAGCCATCAAAAAACTGTAATTGATAAAGAGCATCGGTTTCTACATAATGGCCACGATACGCAACAGAACCCTGCCATGCCATCAACTCAAACTGCTCGCCAGCCCTTGACAGTATCAAACTGAATATTTGAGCGGCTATTTCGTTTGGAATAATCCTTGATTGGATAGCCTGAGCCAAAAGTAGGCCAAGTTGACTTGTCGTTAAATCCTGAGGATTAACATACTTTACCGCCTGAACTGGCTGAGGGATCAGTATCCTTCCATCAATTGTTATAGGATTCAAACCAGAGTCAACTGGAGTATCCTGATAAACACTCAATGGGTTTTGCAAGTCCATCCTGTCGATGTGATAAATTTTTGTTATATCAGACTTCAACCAAACTAAACCCTTTTGAAGAGTATCCATTTGGAACATAGCCCGCTTGATTAAGTAAGGGCTATATTGCCCGCTAAATGAATCGTCAAGTATCAGAAGCATTTTGAAAGTTTTTTATCCAAAAACCCCGCTGTGTTATAGCGGGTGTTTTTTGTAGATGATACAATGTTATCTTATATTTTATTTTCTCTTTTTTTCCTGTTCAATTCCATAAAGTCAGAAATTGATGCTTCAAGCGGCAGGCCGAGATTGTCAATTTTTTGCTTAGGATCTATCGGCGACGGAACCTTTAATGATACTGGCTGGAAGTTCAATATCTTCTCAATACCAATAGGATCTTCTATATGTTTTTCAATCCATACTGAAGCTACTTCATCTTTAATCTTACCGGATGCAATAAATCCGTTAATGATAACTTCGGAAGCAGAACGCTGTATCGTAGCTTTCTGTTCGTTAGCAATCCTTTCGTTTTCGATTACTTTAGACTCCAGTGAAACCTTTTCTTCGTTAAGGATTCTTAGTTTTTCTTTAATTTCGGATAGTTCAGTTTCTTTTTGCTTTAGCGAGTTTTCGATTTTAGAAAAATCATCTTTCAAAGCATTGAAAGTTTCGCCAGAAGATTTCAACTTCTCATTTGAAATCTTGAGATCCTCTGCGAGGTCGTTGGCCCTGTTTTCTATCTTAGCTATTTTTGAAAGTACATCTGATTCGTCAGAACCAGTTGCAAGATTCAATCTGTTTAGTATCTTAGCTGAAAAATTATCCGGCATAACTATATTTTTTTCTGTTTTTATTAATAAGGAATTAAGAATCTTTTGTTGTTTAAGGTATTCTTTATCTACGGAAACAACATTGAGTATTCTTTGATTGTTAGAATCTAATATGTCGTTTATTAACCCTTGCTCTTTCATTTCATCAGCGTACATGTAGGTTGTACTTTCCATCATGTCGAGTATTTGCTGCTTAGTTTTTTTAGGCTTATTGTTTCTACCTGACTTTTCAGATATAACAGTAGCTATCATGCTTCTAGCAGCTTTAAGCATCTTAGTTTCATTTTCAGAAACTGGCATGTGCGCCATCCAATGAGAGTGATTATACATCACAACCTCGTCAGCAGCCAAAGCTAACCATCCGGCAGTTGAGTAGCAAAAACCTGATATTACCGATTTCGTTTTAGACTTAGCATTTATTATTGATGTAAACATCGATATGCCGTCCTGAACATCACCGCCTGTACTATTTGTGTAGTAAGTTATCAGCGAAGGTTTTTTGCCATCTATTTGAAAGAACTCTTTTGAAAAAATACTGCCATCAATTCCAGACTTTGTATCCTCGTCAATTCCTATCTTTTCATTTATTTGAAAGATGGGAAATTGATTGTCTGAGTCAATGCAATAATTCATATAACAAAGGTGGGGCAAAAAAAAAGGAGGCACAAATTTGTGTGCCACCTTTTTTATTTTTTTTCTAAGTGTTTAAAGTAGAACTTTACAGCGTCAACAACAAATTGAGATGCTGAATATTCTTTTTTATCACACTCTTTATTTTTACTATCCACATGCTCGTGGATTTTGTTCATTATTGTTTCTGTCGGATACGATACTAGTCGTCTTTTTTTGTATTGGTCTATATCCATTAGAGTTTATACATTTCAAGAGTAAAATAATTATCTGTACCGTCGTTTCCTATATACTTTATCTTTATTAACAAATTACCAGATGGAGTAAAACTAGGAGTTGCGTTCAATTGAAGTATAACAGAGTTTGCAGGAGTATCTAAAACCGGATAATCTAAAGTAGAAACTGGAGTATAAATATTAATCTCACTGCCTACAACTAAAGATCCTCCAACTGGACTTCCTATTGTATAATGATGCGCACCACCTAAAGGATCTTCATATCCAGTAAAGAAATAAGTCCTATTCCTATCCATGTAAACAGTTTCAAGTGGATCTGCAAAAACCCTACTTTCAACTCTCGGATTTATCAAAATGAAATCAACAACATCATTCCTATTCAAAGGATCGTCACTGTTCGTAAATTCCATTTCGTAGATGTTATGAACATCCCTTTGTACGCCATCAGAAAAATCTGTAGGATCTGCGTATATATTATATTGAGTTCTTACAGGAACTAAATATGTATATCTTCCAGATAGATTAACCCCAGATCCACCTATAGCATTTACTTTATAAATCTCTCCATTGTGAAAAACATAACCTTCCGAAACAGTGTAATCATCTGCTCCGGTTGATGTTAATTCAGCACCAACTAATCTGTACATTTTAGTTGGATCGTAATCTGATCCTATTAGTGACTTAAACGCAGCGTCACCTATCTCTCTGAAAGCTAACTGCAAAAACTCAAATGTTCCAGATTTTGTAAAAAGTATGTTGCTTGACGTGCAAGCTGATACGTCTAATTTTTTCATTATTATTAATATTGAGTTATTGAATATTGTATCCCAGCCATAACATACTTATCTACAAAGCCTCTTATTATATTTTCAGCCTCAGATCCTATTAAAGAATAAACAGATGAAGGAATGTGTATTATAAATACATAAGAAGATGCTATTGTGTTTATTGTACTATTACATATACCATTAGTTAAAGATACTTGACTTATACCTCCTAGAGATTGCGTTGCGTTGCTAAATGCAAAGGAAACGTAAACAGGCAGACTGGTGGTAATATATATGTCGGAAAGTGGGAGCTGGCCTGTTCCTGAATAGGTTACTGGCTGTTTAAAACCGGAATAGCCATTTAATGCCAATTCATTACTAAAGACCTTATTTAAAGCATATTCTAACTTTATACGCATACCAGTATAAAGCAATCTTTCAGATGATCCAATTATAGAAGGAGTTAACCTCATCCATCCTTCACCTGTTGGTATATTTGAGTTACCATCTTCTAAGCACTCGTAAGCACCATAGATTGAATTAACCCTGTCGCCTTTGTTATAAGTTCCAGCAACCCAATAAGGATAATCAGAACCTTCTGTATAATCAGAGAAAATAGTATGGAGCCAAACCATCTGAGATGCAATACCTTTTATCCATCCTATCCATTTGTTAAGAACAGAGCCAGTTACTACATTTACTCTCTTAGATGGAGGTAAGATGTTTAAAGCTATATTTTCTTGATTTATTATCATTATACAGAAATAAAAGTCAAAGAAGAGTCCATATCATTAGGTGAAACGTCAGGAAAAATATAACCAGCATAAGTCTGATATATATCGTTTATCCAAGTGTTTCCAGCAACCATAGTAGTGCCATATCCAAAAGGAACTGTATTCCTACGAGTGTAAACATTATTTAAGATAACCCTAGTAACTCCTTGAACAGCCTTTATTATCAAAATCAAATCGTCCAACGAAACTTGACCATTAAAAGGTATAGATTTTAAATAATTAGAAATTGCAAGTTTTACGTTAGTAGATATTACAGCAGAATAAATTCCATTGTAGTATATCGTTGCCCCACAATACAAATAATCAGGATCGTAAGAGGCTACGTTGTAATTTATACCATCCTGTGTTATTATGTTAATAAATGATTGTGCAGCAAAAACAACAGGCGCAGACAACTTATACGGAACTCCATTATCGCCAGCTATTTTTATATCTACAGTTCCGGCCACGCCTGATGTTACAGAACAATATTTAACAACTCTATAAGCAGGAACAGGAGATTCGTAATAAGGATACAATTCAGGTATCTTCAAACGAACAATAGGAGCGTTAGTTGAATCATACTCGAACAAGTTAATCATCCTATCTCTTAACCAAACAGAAGTTTGCGGAGCAGCCTTAGATATTAACAACTCGCTAGTCTGAACGAAATCATCATACAACTGCTCTTCTATAGCTTGCTGAGATGCAATTATTTCACAGAACAAATCCTTATAATCAGACTTACTCCATATAGCAGGATCTATAACTAGACCAACAGTAGCGGCTGCTGCCACTAAAGCATCCTTTAAGTTTTCTTTTATTTGTGATACAGTCCTTGCCATATTATAATGGATAAATTTTATTCCAATTAGCTGGATTGAAAACTTCGTCTGAATTATCAGTAGAGCATTCGTAAATTGAAGATCCAAACGCTGCTAAGTCATTTACGATATATGAATTTTTAGGTTGCCAAATAGGTATTAACTCCCATTTGCCTTCATCAAAAGTGTCGTCAGAATTAGAGATAACGCAAAGGTAAATTGAACCTCTGTAAGAAATGGCATTAAGTCCTGATGTATAATCATTACCAGCCTCCCATAACTTAAATGAATTTAAATTCATTGTACCGTCTGTTATGTATCCAAACTTCTGATCTCTACCTAGAGGATCGTAATCAGAACCAGCTTTGTCTATAAAGTTTGTTCTGAAAGATAAAACATACTTATAAACTCCTTTATGCTTAAAGTCTTGTTTATCTGCACATACCTGTAAAGAAGAGCAGTGTGACGGATTCTTTCCTAAAATCTTTGATTTAATCAAATCTTTTATTTCAAAAATCGGCAAGTTTTGCTCCATATTATCATTTCCTCCGTCTAGTAAATAACCAACTATATGGAACGAAATTATAGTATCAGGATAAGACGACATTCCAGCCATCCACTGCACACCTTCACCTAAATCAACCTCTATGAAACAAGCAGGATAGTTAAATGCGTAATTTTCAGAAAGTATAGATTCGTCTATCTGGTCATCCCAAACATTGCAATAAACAAAGAAAGGATAATCCGATGGCCTGTTTTGGTCATAGATGTTAGGTATTGACTTTACAATATCTAATAGGTCGGTGTATATTTTAGCTGTTCGTGAGGCCATTATAGATATATGTCCATAAATTGTAATTCAAAATCAGGTGCATCTCTGAAAACAATAACGTCTGAATTTGATATAAATTTTGCCATTTCAGAGATTTCATTTAGTCTTTCATTAGTAACATTATTATCCACTCTTACAACGATAATTGTTTTTTGGTTTGATTTTACTTCTGAAAGAGTAGCAGTAATATCTGAAAGTTTCTCTACCGACTCCTGAGTTTTTATAGTTACAGACATATCACCATTTGGCTTTTCTGAAAACGAAAAGTTATCCTCAGTTTCAGATTCTTTTATACTTTGAATAAGTACATCTCTGTTAACTTTATTTAAAATATTAGAAAGTCCTTCCGATACTAAATCTTTAAGTTCAATCTCGTAAGATATTTTTTCATTGAACTTTTCTGTAGAAAAACACTCTTTAGGTATCCAGTCGCAAAGAGTAGACTTTTCAAACATTACTTTGAAAGGATTCTCGCAGCAGACTACACATCTTGAGTTGTCTGATTTCAAATATAAAACATCTCCTACTTTAAAATTGTTCATGTGTTTAATTTTATTTTTTATAAAAACTTTTCTACTTGATCTTTAAGTTCCTGCAACTGTTCCCTATCTAACGACATTGACTGAGTTACAAATTCCCTTTGAATATTTCTACCTTTAGATGGATGTTCCTGGTGATAAGCTGCATAACTTCTACCTCTGGAGTCCATTGGATCTATCGTTAGTACGGCTTTGTTTTCTGAAATTGCAGGTTGATTGTTTTGCGTTTCAGACTTCATAGATCCCGTTTCTATTAGAATCTTAGGAGGTACTGGTCTTTTTACATCTTCCCACATTTCGCCTGATTCGGAATTAACCTCGCCATCAAAGTTTTTTTTCATTTCCTTTTGGGCCAGCTTTATTCCATTAATAAGAAATCTCCTCTTTATTACGGGGAGATTTTTTATTAATTTATCAAAGCCTAATTTACTCATTGTCGAAAACTTCTTTATCGAAAAGGAAAAGATCTCTGCTGTTTCTGCATTTTTCTAAAAGAGTATTATACTCAAAGACAGCTTCTTTTTGTATATCAACCATTTTTACAAATAAACTTAATGCTGAAAAATCCTTATTTACTAAGAATAAACAGTCGTTATTGTATGCGACATATAGAGATTGTTCAATTTCCCTTGACTGTTCGATAGAGTCCATCAAGGATGAAACAGAAGTAGTATTTGATATAGCAGGTATATTATACTGAACACCCCATCCATTAAGATAAGACTGAAGTACTCTAGCATGTGAAATTTCGTGATCAGATTCTTGCTTATAGAATTTGGCAAAACCATCAAATCCTGCAGAATCGCACCAGTTAGATAAGTACTGATAGTGGAAACTGGCTTGAAGTTCGTTTCTAAGTCTATCTAAAATTATTTTTACTATTTCTTCTGATGGTTTAAATTCCATTTAAAATATCTTTAGCAAGTGAATTTTTTATTTTCTTATCTTTAGCAGGTTCTTCTGTAGGCTTAACGAGTTTCTTATAACCATCAAATGGTGTTCCGTCATCATCTGGTTTATGTATAGTAGCCTCCGTAGTCTTGAACTCTGTAAGTTTTCTTTCAGGAACAGATGCGGTAAGTTTCATTCCAAACAAAGCTGAAAGTTGATCTTTATCTATATCCCAACCAGCATCATTCATGCTTTTAACATAAGTTGATATTGTAACTCTTTTAGAATTCAATCTTCTAGATACATAATCTTCTTCCCTGTCGTTCTTTAATCCATAAAAGTATCCGTCAGGTATAAAGTTTGCTATCTTTTTAGAGCCAACATATTTGCCAAGAGCCCTCATCTTAGGTGCAAAAACTTCATTTATCTTAGAACACTCGAAGTTTCCGTAATAAACCTGCTTGCTACCAATAGCTTGTTCGATAAGACTTTCGTGGAAACCATCTTTTGATGCAGCTTGCTGACCACCTAACTTACCGGCTGTTGCTGATATTGCATCTTCGTGACCAAGTACTACTTTTGATATACCAGCCTTTAATCTATTTTCAAGATTTTCGTAACATTTCCAAGCAGTACCTGCACCTTTACCATCTACAAATTCAACACTATCTTGATTGTCCAAAACAATGTAAGCATCCTGACCTGCGTTCCTTAGAAATTGCTCGAATTTTTTTCTAGCTGCACCGGTTTTTGTAGTTTTACCAACTCTTGTTGGCTGGCCATACATTTCGATGTAGTCAACATTCCACTCTATGATATGTCTTAAATGGATTTCATTGTAAGCTATATTATAAAGCAATCCGTATCCACATCTACTAACGCCTATATTAGAAGGAGTATTTATCCAATGATTACACATAGCAATTAACGGATCACTTTCAACACGCAATCCGTCTATTCCGTAAATCATTGATGTCAATACAGCACCTTCGCCGTTACCATCCGGCCTTAAATTTTGCCTTCTAGTAAATGTTATATTAGGAAAAGAATCTTCAACAATATCACCAAGTTCAATAAGAGTAAAACCCCAAAGCATAGCATCTAAGACCATTTTTCTATAGTCACGAAACCATCTTTGAGATTCTAGTTGTTGTGACAAGTCTTTAGATTCTATTATCTCGCCACCCTTCATTTGATATATTGAAATATCTCTTTGTAGGCAAATTTCGTACAGTCTATCGAGAACAGCTTTTACTTCGATGTTTTCTACAGTATCGATGTACATCCTCATCATCTTTACCCTTTGTGGGTAATAAGCCCATTCAGCTTCTCTTATCGCAGCCCTCCACGATGAAACATCATGAGCCCACCTTTCAAACTGAGCAGGAGTAATGTAATCACTTATATGATTATACGACGCATCTCTCCTATACAATCCAGCAGGATTTAAACCGTAGCTTGGAGTTGCTATATTTCTGCTTAAAGAAGATAAAGAAAGTTTGTTCATTATTTATAGTCTTGTATAATCTCTTCTGCAATTTGTTCCTTCATGGCACGAACCATCCTTCTACCTTCATCAGTTGGCTGCTCTGCCTCTTGCTCGTCAGGGGCGGCTGCGTTTTTTATCAACTCGATCGCCTTACAGAAATGAAACTCGCCTTTTCTGCTCCACTTATCCTGAAGTTTATAAAGGTCAGCCATAAATTCGGCCAGATTTGTTTCTTTTTTATTCCTAACTGACCACCACTCAAATATCTTAGTAGAGTAATGGCAAAAAATTAAGAATATCAAAACGTAACATAAAAGATCTATTATAGTCATTTTAGTATCTGTTTGAGTATTTTGGTTTAGATCCCCATTGTATATCAGATCCTTGTTCCGGCTGCAATGGCTCCATGCTTAGATTTAAAGTTCCCTTTTTATAGGCTCTTAGATTCTCTATAGCTGAATTTTTATTTCGCTCTCTAAGTTCAGGGATGTTAGTAGGTGATATTCTTGAATGAAGCAACCACAATGATAAAGAAACAAGTATTTCTTTTATAATTGGATTTCTATTATCACCAAGAATCCAAACAGGTTTACTAGGATCATAATCGGCAGGCATACCTTCACTTAGGTTTTGCTGATCTCCAGTATATTGATTTGGGTATTGTCCTACAAAAGAATATTCACCGTTATCTTTCCAGTATTGACTGCCTGATTGTAAATCGTTTGGAAAGACATTTGGTTTTGGTATATCGTCAAATTGAGAAAACTGGATATTGTACTGGTCGCCATAAACGGCTGTAGATACGAGACACTCGTAAGTTTTATTATCCCACCAAACCTTACTCTTAGGTATCTTTGCTGAACCATTAGAGTAAACGCCTTGACGATAAGATCCTTTTTGCTGTTGTGGCTGCTGTCTAAATATAGGATAAGGGAAATCTATATAATATATATCATACTGCATCCCCATTCTTTGCCAGTTGTATGGCTTGAATGTTGAATCTGAATTTTCGTAGATACATATATAAGCTACCTTTTCGTATATAACACAATTACCAATAAGATAAATTACATCTCCTTCGCTTCCGCCAGTTCCTGGTATCCATGCTGGAAAATCTAAAGTAACTCTTGATCCTGCGTAGTATTTTTTTGTAAAATCGTATGGTTTAGTTTCAGTAATCTCGAAATATACATCATACTGTTGCTCGATGTGTTCCACAACTTTACCTATCGCCCACGACTCTGCATCAATCAACTGCATACCTCCGGCCCTTAGTGGATCGAGGATCTGCTGTGAAAGTTGCCCTGTTTGTATAGTCGTTAAGTAGTCCTGTAAACGTAGGTAAGGGACGAACGTAGGCCGAGTAACCATATAAGCAAATGTAAGTACTTTCCAAAATAACAGGGCTTATTTTAGCATATTTATTTTTTGCTAATTCATTCTATTCCTAGATACTCTAACATAAACAATTTCATCTGCTTCATAATCATCCTCAACCTCTCTTATCCCGAACCTATCTTTTATTATTTTACCTCTTTTTATTTTTTCATCAACCTCTCTTATCCCGTACTGATCTATTATTAACCTCTTACTTAGTGTAGGCTTAGGCGCAATCTCCTTAACAACTTCTTTCATTGCTGCCGAAATTCCATTCCTGATAGTTCTGCCACCTGAAACTGTATCATAAGTAATATCTCCAGCACGCCATTTTTCGTAAACATCAGAGTGCGCTGAACATATTAGATAATCAAATGCATCACCGAAGTGGCCATATCTTTGAACTCCCTTTACGCCATTAACCATTGATGTTTTCTTATCCTTACCTTTACCATCAGGGGCCTCTTCGCAATTGGTAAAGTCAGAAATCATGTGAACACAATCAGGGTGTACCTTAACGTCAAGGCCACCGTAATTCGATTTAAAAACAAGATTAATAAAGTTACCTCTGTCTTTATTATTTGGATTTTTATTATCTACACGTATCTCAGGATGGAACTGCTTTAGATTAGAAGCAATTATCGTGTACATATTTTCACCCTTTTCATGAGTAACATCACCTATAGCAGATGTTGCATCACCATATATGTAAAGTCCAGATTTGTGATTTTCGTATCTTCTTGCAAACTCGGCACATATCCAATCAGTTGTATTGTTTGGATTCGTAGCGGCTATTTCGTCAATTAGATTTATATCGCCACCGTTTAATTGAGCAATCAAACAAGGGAAATACGGCTGCTTATTTTTGTCAAATGATATATGTAAAGGTAAATTTGGATCGTAATATATATCCTCAGAAACGTGAGTTAGTGCCTTGAACTGCTTGTAATATGGCTGCTTAGACAACTTAACACCCCAATCACCATTTATGTATTGACCTATTTTTACAAGATCACCACCAGCATTAATCTCCAGTGCAGCCCTATAGTTATCAGGATTTACAAACTTATTGTCTGTGTAAATCGAATGATGTTTTACTATCTTCTTTTTCTTTAACGCCTTTTGTACACGAACCTCGTTAGCATCTTTAGAATCTTCACCGGAATATATGTATTTATATATCCAATGGTCCTCGTAAACGTCACAATTATTAAAACAGCCAACAAGTTGCAAATCAACACCTGGTGTTCTTAATCGAGAAACAAGCCTACCAAACGCAGTGAAGGTAAGCTGATTAATTTCGTCAATAAATATATCGGTAGGGTTATCTATACCCTTCAAAGAATCTTCGTCATCGCAACCAAAAAGTTTAAAACAGTTTCCGTTAGGAATGTATGTTATACCGGTAGTTCCGGTATCTTTCATTGAAAAATCAAAGTCGTCTTCCCATCCGTTTCTTATTATTTCCCTGACGATATTATCATGAAGTTCTCTTGCCTCTGTTTTTTTCTGACGGCCATAAAAACACTTAAATTGTTTATTTTCGATACACTTAACAAGTAACCTTGTGATTACATATGTAGTTTTAGAACTACCATATCCACCGGCTAAGAACATTATACCGGTGGTTTTATCCCAAAGTTCTATAAATGCATCGTTAACAAAGATGCACGAGTTTTGCCTATAGAGATCTATCACGTCGTTTTCAACCCAAACGTCAAACTCTGGACTATCTGGACTATCTTCGTCGTGAATAACATCTTTAAGCAATGCCCACTCAGATCCAGGTATGATTTTAAACTTACCTGAATCTGTTACTAAAATTCCATCTTTGTTTACGGTTAGGGGCATTATTCTACAATTTTAGCATCCTCAATACCTGTATTGTCTGCCTTCTTTTTTTCAAGCATAGCCTGACGTATTTTAATGAACTGGTCCTCCGTCATCTCATGTTTAACGGCTACAGTACTAATCTCTTCAGTCTTGTTACCGTACCATTCACGATTGAACATTCCGGCTACCTTCATTTTGGTATCAACTTTAAGTTTAGCCATCATGGCGTGGGCTGTACTTCTGCCGTCTATCTCTTCATTAGCATCTTCCATTGCGTCATCCACAAGGATGTGCGCCTGAAATTTTCTAGCAACCTTATACGCCTCCATCAAATCCGGATCAACATGAATCCAATTATAGAATGTAGTTACGTGGATATCTTTTCTTTCGCATATTCTTTTTAAGCTGCCATACTGGCCAGTCATTAAATCCTTCAGGATATCCTGAAATAACTCTATATCAAACTTTGCAGTTTGAGCGAAAACTCTAGCTGGATCTTTACCAGCTACCATCACCTCTGTTAGTTTATGTCTTTCGGTTGCCATAGTTCGCTATATTATAACAAAGGTACGAGCCAAAACTCGTACCTAACAAATTTATTTTATTATTATTCGTAATCTAATTTTTCCAATGTTTGAGGGTGCCTATCTTTTAGATAAAGAAATATTGTTACTCTTGCTTTACCAAATCCTTCCTCGCCTCTTCTCGGATACCAATACTTGATATCAAGAGGAACTATCAGAAGTGTCTTTAGCTCAGATACAGCCTGTTTTACAAACTCCTTTATCCTTCCTTTAGGAATCAAAAACTCTAATTGAGCATTTGATTGTATTTTAATCTTTACTGCTTTCTTTTTTGGATTTAGCAGCTTATCCAATCCTGCGTGTGTTGACATAAATCTATTTTAGAATATTTTATAAAGTAAAACTCTTCCTCCTTCTGATGATTTTAGTTTATTAAAATGACTTTCGCTTACTCTATATCCGTTATACCGAAACTCTACAGCTACTGATCGGTGAAAACCTATTTCAAATTTGATGTTCTTTTGCGTACTTTCGTTTTTAAAAAGTTCTAATTGCATGATTCTATTTTAAGTTTATTAACAAATTTACTATTATTGATTATTAACAAATTATCCTTAAACCTTCCGGTGACTTAACTCTTGATAACGCAACATAAAGCTGCCCTTTTGCAAAACACGACCTTCTTAAATCTATTGTTAGTTTATCGAAGGTTAAACCTTGAGATTTGTGTATAGAAAGAGCATACGCTAATCTGAAAGGATACTGTACTATAGATCCTACAGTTATTAACTCCATCTTTTTTTTCACAGAATCCCACTCGTATTTTACTTTTTCGAATCTTTTTTGCTCTAAAACAAAACGGCCATTTTCTGTTTCTATAAAATAAATTCCACCTTCAACAACAAATACTCCGAGTGTGCCATTTATTAAACCAGAATTTTTTTTATTTGCAAGATACATTATTTTACATCCATTTTTAACTCGTATTAATGGATCTAAATTAAACTCATCAGGTTTGGCGTTACCTGAAATTTCAGCAAAAAGTTCTATCAATTCACCTTCTTGAGATCTTAATCCTACTTCGTTGTATTGTTCTACCGTATCGTTATGTGGGGCTATAACTATACCTATAGATTCATTACTCACAAACTGCCTGAAATATTCAGACTTACCACCATCTCTTATCACGTTTAAGGCGTTAATAAAATCTTGATCGTTTTGTCTTAGTATTTCAGATAGATTAATTTCTTTCACTCCCAACTCCTGATAAACCAAAGCGTCCATAAACGATTCGCCTTTATACGTTTCGTACATAACAGACTTTGTATTATCGTCAACAATTATAGGTAACTGTTTCGTATCACCAACAAAAATAACTTGCTTAGAAGTTAATCCTCCTTTTACTCCGTTTTTTTGTAGAGTCCAATGTATAGCATCTAAAGTATCCGGCCTAAGCATTGACACTTCATCTATTATTATTGTTTCGATAGACTTAAACATCTCTCTTTTTTTACTGTTACATCTTGTACAATTTTCAAAAGACGAAACCCCAAAAGGTTTAATCAAGAAAGTTGAGTGTATCGTTGCCCCTCCTATGTTGTTTGCTGCTATTCCGGTTGGTGCAACAGCTACAAAAGTTGCGCTAATCTCTTGAAAGTACTCTATAATTTTCCTTATCACGAAAGATTTTCCTGTTCCGGCTTTACCTGAAAGATATATATTAGCACCTGATTTGGCTAATTCAAAAAATTCTGATTGTTCTTTATTTAGTTCCATAGTTATTTTAAGATATTATCTATTATCAAAAGGAATTTCTGATTCTTCAATGAGTTTTTGTCCAGGAATCTTAAACAGTAACTTTCCTCTAGGAAACTCGCTACAATAACGCCCATTATCCATACCATAAGCAACAGATATTTCATAACAATGCCACACACTATTAACATAAAAACAGGCAAACCTTAAATATGGTTTTGCAACAAAAATACAATCACACGACCCAGCATAAAATAACTGTAGATAACGCTGATAGCGTTCTATTGTATATTTGGCAATATCAACTCCAGAACTCTTCATTCCATCTATCTTTCCAATAACGATATCTAAGGCTTTCCATAAACCTTTTTTCCTTTCCTCGTCATCAATGTTAACCATGCACATAGATAGGTCGCCACTGCTTGTTTGTAATTTAAAATAACTCATTGTTCAAATGTTTTTTCGTAATAATCTGATGTATTTTTATAATCTGTTTGTCGAAATACAGATATCAATCCTTGATTAAATCCAGAACCATAAGCACGTTCTATAGATATCCTTTCTTTAATCAGAAACTCTTTCATAATCTTTACACACAGCGATGCGTGTTCTGATTTTGCCGCTAGTTCGTCGCAAGCTTCGATTGCTTGCTGTATTGCTGTTTTCATGTTATAAATACTTAGGAGGTTCAGAATCGGTGTGGCTAAAGTAAATTATTGCTACAGATAAAATTGGTGCCACAAACGACATCGATCCTATGAAAAATACATCTTCCCACGTATAGGTAAATCTGTCTTTTAAATATGACTTTTTAATAATATTTCTATTTAGCCTGTAACTTACTACGGCTAATATTATGTGTACGGTCATTAAAAATAATACTATCATTTATGTACGTTGTTTTTCATAATTTGATATCCTAACTTGTAAATGTTCAAGTTCGGCTTGATCTGATGCTGATGGTTCACGTCCTACATACCATCTTCTTATTATTTCATCTGCTACTTTTCTGGCTGCCATGTACTCGCTGTGGCTGTGGAGTGGCATAGGAGTTCCGAGTCCTTTTAGATATTGAGGATCATCATGAGTTAACGGTGTTGGTGTTTTATCTTCGTGCATGAATACTATCTGATTTTAACTTAACAATTTCTATCCGCAAGTGTGCATTAAACATATCCAACATAATTATGTCGTTTTTCAAACACTTGATTGTTACCGAATCTTGATGTAACTGGTGTTTTTCAAGCATTTCTATGTGTTTCCATTTTCTATTGCTAGATATGGATAATACCAATACAGAAACTGACAATATTAGCATTGTCCATTTATCTCTATTTGTCATACTAATGAATGTAAAAGTTTAAAAATGCTGCCTATGCTTTCCTTTTCATTCTCATTAAAATTGCCACCATAACCAAAAGTAGAAAATTTTAATACTTTAATATCTTTATGATCAAAAGATACATTATCCATTATCTCATCAAAACATTTTGCTTTTAAAAATTCAGGATGTATAGTGTATATTTTTCGTACATTTTCTTTATCTAAAGATAATTTAAAAATACCGATAGACTCTGTACGAAGTATATATTTAGCGTATTTATAAAGTTCAAACCAGCTTTTGAAATCTTCTGGTAGTTCGTTTGTTATGTCTATTATTTCCATTAGTTCAATTTTTTAAGTATAATATGTCTATTAGTAGTATCTTTAAAATTTGTTTTGATAATATCTTTAAAAAACAATCCTTCTTCGCAATGCTCAGCCACAGAATAAATAGCGTATCTTCATGGAGGTAGTTTTAACTCTTCTATCTTTTCAGGCCAATTTGTAAATAACAAAACATTACCACATGGCCTACTTGATAAAGAAATTTCTCTGCATTCAGCTGGAATTTCTGATATAATATACTCTTCTTCTCCTGTTTTTAATGTGTAATACTTTACCATTAGTCCAATTTTTTAAGTATCAAATGCTTCTTAATACAAGAAATCTTTTTTGATTTTATAAATTTTACCATATTAGAAAATATATTAAATGGCACTTTGGAATGTTCAAGATGATCAATAGTGGCATCCTCTGCTATGAACAAAATTTCGTACTCTCCTGCCGGTAACTCCAAACTTCCAGCATCATAATCTGTGTTCCAAATCAAGTTATTTGAATTAGTTTCAAAAACTTTAGCTTCAATCGGAACATCAATTATAACAAACTCCTGTTCGTTTATTTTATATCCAGTTATCACGCTTCCAAAAATTCATCAACAACAAAAATAAATGGAGAAACTACAATCAGACTCAAAAACATAACTACTATACGAAAGTATATCTCAAGTTTTTCTACTGATTTCTCAGTAAGATATATATGAGTGGCAACATCGTCTAAACTTACCGCCATAAGGGCGCAAGTGTATATAAAACCAAAAACAAACCAAGTCGTTAACAGAATAATCATAATAAATTTTATTTTAAAATGGTAAATCTTCCGAAACTTCAGGGGCTTCGTATCCCTTTTTTGTAAATTTCTTACCTCTAATCGAGCTTCCTAATCTAAAAACGCAATCTTCTACTGTTACTCCAATGTTAGCGCAATAATCAGTAAGGGCTTTAGATAACTTACCAAGACTAACCCTAAATTTCACAGGCGTATCTGTTTCGTCATAATAATCCCTAAGACCTTTTCTTAAATCGTCGTTACCGATATTTACAGAACCCAAATATCTTTCAATATTATCCTCTATAAACTGTCTTAAATTCGGATACTTAAAGTCAAACTGCTTATTAAAGCTACCAGTAGATGTTTTATTTTTTTCAATTTTGCCCTTATTCTTTAGATGCACTTGTATGCAGCTAATTATCGTATTGTCAAAGTACGAAAATTCGTCCTCGTCCCAGTCTTTCGGGAACCTTTTGTCGCCATGATACGAATCCACACCACCGTTATCCTTGTAAAAGTTGGTAAATTCAAGCATCCTTGCCCTTCTATCAACACCACCGTCACTGTCATCATATGTATAATTCGTAGAAGCACCAAACTTACACATATCCTCAACCGGAACTCTGTACTTATCCTTAAAGAGTTTTTTCACTATAGCACCGTCATTGATGATCTCTTTCATCCATTCTAGTCCATATCCCCTGGGTAAGTCGGCAAGGATAAATATCTTTTCGCCATCCCAAGACTGCAATAAACTATCATCCTTAGGTGCGGTGGCACCATTTACAGATGTATAAGTAGTGATTTCCTTAAACAAACTCCAGAAAATATTCTTACCATTACCACCACCCTTACCGCTGTCAGAAATCTCCGAGGCGATAATCATGTAAGAGTTCGTATCTTTGTACTCGTGAGAATAGAAGCCAATACAATTCTGTACATATTCACTCCATCCAATTGCGTTAGAGATAAACTCATGATACAGGCCAATTCCTAGCTTAGTTTTCCTAAAATCACGATTTCTTATGTCCTCTTCAAAAATTAATTTGTCAAAATTTTCATAAGAAATTTCAGATACACTGTTTTCTGTGATTTCAACGTAGCAATTTCGGTAGAATTTGTAAGATATCTTGTTTGTGGATCTAAGAATACTTGTTAAATCTAGTTCCTCAAGCCTTTCCATAGTAAAATCTCCGGAACTTTGCATAAAAGATTCGTAATTATTGTACAGCTTTTTGTGTTGTTCAACATCTTCTTTTATGTAAGACTTCATCTTATCTATGTAAAACTTCTTACTTACCTTCTTTATTATATGACCTTCTATATATACAAGGTTATATTTTAGCAACCGGAACCCAACTTTGAAAGATACTTTGTACAAATCCTCCCTAGATATAGTATTATCCTCGGCCCAAAAGATACCAAATGGGTACTGTTCGCCTATTTTCTCTATCTCCTGTTCGTATTCAGCCCTACCATCTTTAGATATATTCTGCGGAAGTGGAGTTTTCGACCTAGAGCAGTTAAAAATAATTTGCTTCTCGATGCCCCTGCGTAGCTTTCCATATCCTTTGGCCTCAAACCAAGACGTAGCAGATTCCCAACTACCTCCAAAGTTAACCTCGCATATAAGTGATGACGGCCTATAGACAAGTTTTTGAAAATCACACTTAGTAGAAAATATTCTATAGATCCTTGTATCCCTATCGAATATGGCATCAACAACCCTACCTTTGCGCCCAGGTTTTTTATACCTATCTTTATTTCCAACCGAAGATAAAAACTCCCACCCAAGATTTAAAAGTATGGCCGAAGCTTCATCTGAATTATTGTAATCTTCGTAAGGTTTTAAATCGTACCTTTCGGAAGATTTACTGGACATTTTAAACTCCAGCGGTTTTTCCTCCGGCTTAGAATCGTACGTCCTGCAAAGAATAATCAGTTGTTCGTGTTCCTCTATCGAAAGTGTTCCAACGTCACCACTAACCCTTTTGTAGCCAACTGAAGGATACGAATGTATTAACATCCCCTTTCCTTTCAGCTCTAAAAAACATTGAAACCTATCTTTAGACTTAGGATTTTCCAATATTTCGCTATCCGTCTTTGGTCTGTGGGCCAGATTGCAACTTCCTATGTCGGCTATAACCCTATATAATATATGAGCCCCGCCACTTTTACTTCTTTCAATCCTGCATTTTTTGATTATTTCAGGGTAGAAAGTATTCAAATCTTCCCAAAATTCTTCCCAAAATCCAGGCTTAAACTTCGTATCAACATCTATTCCTATTAATCCGCCGCTTGCCCGACCACACAAAAGTCCAAAACTATCTGCGCCAGTCCTTTGGTACTCGTCAAAAACCGTTAATATCGGTAGCGGAGAATCAATGTGACCATATTTAAACTTAGGAGTTTTATCATCCTTCGTAGGTATTACGCACAGCCCTTCGTTTACTAATGACGTAAGGGCTTTTTGGATTTCCGTCATTTATCATAAATTATTGATTCTTGAACCTATAGTTTCCTTCAAAAAATTAGCCATGCCTGTAATTTCTGATTCCGAAAACTCATAAGGCTGGACTCTATCGTACCACCTAGCCTTGAATGAAGAAATATTCATATCAATACCTTTCGACATAATCGACAATGATATACCGAAGTCATTTACTATACTTTTGATTTGTTTTAACCTTTCCATGTACCGCTAATTGTTTGGCAATATTATAACTATTTTATGCAAAAACGAACAAAACACCTCATATTTATTTTTTT